TAACAGCTTGTTTACAACAATAGATAAAGTAAGAACAATAATTAAAAATAATTTAAATGAAGATGTATGACCCTGTAAAGAAAGATAGTTTTGTAATGCAGTTTGGTTTTAAAAGTCCAAACTGGCATCCAAGAACTAAAAATACTTATATAAAAAAAGAAGATAGAAAAAGTGAATAGATTTTTTGTTCCTGATGAAGTCTATCAAGACAGGATAGCAATATGTAAAGAATGTGTTTACTATTTTAAACCAACAGGAACTTGTAAGCGGTGCTTATGTTTTATGAAAGTAAAGGCAAGACTAGCACCAATGGCTTGCCCTCAAAAGTATTGGGATAAAACAACTGAAGTACATACACCTGATGACTTGCCGCAAGAAATAATAGATGAAATAATAGATATGTGGAAAGACTTAAAGACAGGTAGAGCAAAAGATGTGGCGGCTAAAAAAAGAATGATAGAAATATATAATACAATACACAATACTAATTATTCGCCTACTACAAATTGTGGTTCGTGTATATCAACTTGTTTTGATGCAATTAAAAAACTATATAAAAAATACAGCGAATGATAAAGAACACAAAAAAAATCATAGACTACTACTTTAAAAACCCTGACAAAAATAGTAACAAAGAAATGGCTGAAAGATTTAATATTTGCACAATAACTTTTAGTAGAATATTGTCTAAAGAATTAAAAAGAAGAAGAGAAAATAGTATGGTCAAAAGATTTCTCAACAAAAATGTTTGAAGCATTTAAACATATAATAGGTTTTTGTGGAGAGCCGCATCCAAGTTTAATTACTTTATTACTTGGCACACCTATTGCAAGCTATTTAATATATAAAATAAAAAATAAAAAATGAAACAAGATTATAAAAGAACACCTGAACCAAGTTATTATTCAGGAACATTGTACGGCTATTCAGCTAAAGATATAGTTGATGATTTTAACTTAAATGCTTGGACTGCTCAGGCAGTACAATATATATTAAGAGCAGGAAAAAAAGATGGCAGTCCTGCTGAGCAAGATATACAAAAGGCTATTAATGTTTTATACTTTGAGTTAGAAAAACTTCATGAAGAAAGTAAAACCATAACAGGAGGATTAGCAAAATGACTTTATATAAATGTGAATGTGGTAATGAAGAAGAAATAGGTAAGTCTACTTTAGCTTTTAGAGATGGTAGATGGAGAACTATTCAGGCGTTATGTGACTGTGGCAAATGGATGGAAGCTGAGCCTGAAGATGGGATGCCTAGCTTAATTAGAACTGAAGCATCTTTAAGTAAAAAGAAAAGGCATGATAAACTATGGGCAGGTGCTAAAGAAAAGCTAGTAGGAGAAAGAGGTATTAACGAAAAATTCAATTAATGAAAACATTACTATTACTATTATGCTTGACTGACTGGATATGTACTACTGGTGGGGGCAAAACTTTTATAGCGCCTTATAGTTCTATTAATCAAAGTAATTATTATACAGAACATCACATAGACTTTGGAGACGGAACTGATACTACATTTATTGGAATAGAAAATCCAATAGCATTAGCATATCAAACAATAGTACACTATTATAATCCAGGAATACACATAGCAACTTTGACTACTAATTTTTATGATTCAACAACTAACATATTATTATGTACAGCAGTTAAGCAAGACACTATATGTCCTTATAATATTACTTATGTAAACGAAATAAGAAAGCCAATAAAAAACAAGATATATAACTTACAAGGAATAGAGCTGTTAGAAGCACCCAAAAACATGATGTATATTAAGAACAGAAAACTATACTATGAACTTCGTAATTAATACTAGTCAAGATAAACAAACTCTTTTTAATTACTTAAAAGAACTTGAAACAGATTATATAGTTAAAGTAAAAAAGCAAAGAAACAACAGAAGCAACATGCAGAATAACTATTACTGGGCGTGTATAGTACAGCCATTAGCAAATGAGCTAGGTTATTTTCCTGATGAGATGCACGATACTTTAAAGGTTAAGTTTGCAAGTGAATGGCAAAGCATAGATATAAACGATAAACAGATAGGACTGCAAACAGTAAACAGCACAGCTAGAATGAACACAAAAGACTTTGAGATATATGCAGAGCAAATAAGGATATGGGCATTAACAGAACTAGGTGTAAGACTTATGCTTCCAAATGAATATGAGTAATTTCTATTATATAATAAGAATTGAATAATCAATCTTTTTCAATTATGGATAAAAGAATAAACAACGGTGGAGCTAGAAAAGGTGCAGGGCGTAAGTCTAAGGCAGATGAACAAAGATTAATAGAGAGCTTAACACCAATGAATGAAAAGGCGTTAAAGTCTTTAGAGAATGGTATTGACAATAAAGAGCAATGGGCAGTCAAGCTGTTCTTTGAATACTTTTATGGTAAACCTCAGCAAAGGGTAGATGTAACTACAAATGATGAAAGTATTAACATGCCACTAATAAACTTTGTAGAAACTGAATCTGAATAAGAAATACAATCCTCTATTTAATTCTGATGCTCGTTATTTTATAATAACAGGTGGGAGGGGTAGTGGTAAGTCTTTTGCGGTTACAGTATTTTTAACGCTACTTACAATGGCAGAAGGAATTAGGGTATTGTTTACTCGTTATACAATGGTGTCAGCTCATTTATCTATTATTCCTGAGTTCTTAGAAAAGATAGGATTACTAGGATTTGAAAATATCTTTAGTGTAAATAAAGCTGAGGTTGTAAACTTAGGCAACCAATCTGACATATTATTTAGAGGTATTAAGACTTCAGCAGGTAATCAGACTGCAAGTCTAAAGTCATTACAGGGCATAAGTTGTTGGGTATTAGATGAAGCAGAAGAACTTATTGATGAAGATATATTTGACACCATAGACCTTAGTATTAGAGAAAAGAATATACAGAATAGAATAATACTTATATTAAACCCAGTTACTAAAGAGCATTGGATTTATAAAAGATTTTTTGAGGACAAAGGAGTAGAAGCTGGTTTTAATGGCGTTAGAGACAATGTGTGCTATATACACTCTACATACCTAGACAATAAAGAAAACCTCTCACAGAGCTTCCTAGAGCGTATTAAGACTATAAAGCATAGGAACTTTAAAAAGTATCAACATAAAATCTTAGGGGGTTGGCTAGACAGAGCAGATGGCGTAGTATTTACTAACTGGAGTATAGGAGAGTTTAACCCTGATGGCTTACAGACTTCTTGTGGAATGGACTTTGGTTTCTCAATAGACCCTGACAGTCTTACAGAAGTTGCAATAGATAAGCGTAAGCAAAAGATATATTTAAAAGAGCATATATATAAGAATGGTTTGAAATCACAAGAACTTGCACAGATTATATTAGACAAAGTAGGTCAGAAACTTATAATAGCTGATTCAGCAGAACCTAGACTAATAGCAGACTTAAAGCATTTAGGAGTAAACATTAAACCAGTAAAAAAAGGAACTATTGAAAGTGGTATAACTAGAATGCAAGATTTTGAGTTAGTAATAACGCCTGAATCAACTAACATAGCTAAAGAGCTGAATAACTATATATTTTCAGATAAATCTTCTAAGTTATATGTAGATTCATATAATCATGCTATTGATGGAGTGAGATATGCAATAACATATCATTTAGACAACCCTAATGCAGGCAGGTATTTTGTGCAATAGAAAATCCCCCCACTTTAAGTATAACGACAAAATATAGAAAGGTGTGAGGGGATAGTAACTAACTTGAAAACAAAAACAGGACAAATATATAAAAAAAAATAAAAGAGTAAACTAAATTTGAAGAATTTCTATTATATAATGTATGAAGGTCAAAATTAAGAAGCAGGGCAAAGTAAAAGAGTTTAAGTTAATTAGTAAGTGGGAAGAAGTTACTCTCAGTAAATGGTTAAAGCTAATAGACTTTCACAAAGGCACAAAGAGTGAAGAAGCTCAAGAAACAATAGCGGCTTTATCTAATATTCCAAAAGACTTAATTAAGCAGTTGGAATTAAAAGATGTTGCAGTTATAATGAGTAAGTTATCTGAGCTTCAAGCAAAGCAAGATAGTTCTTTAAAAAGGATAGTAGAGGTAAATGGCAAAAGGTATGGTTTTCACCCTAATTTAGATGAAATAACTTTAGGGGAGTATGCAGATATTGAAACCATGATTAAGAATGATATTGAAAAGAATATGCCTGAAGTTTGCGCAATCTTATATAGACCAATAGTAGAAGAAAATAATGATGTCTATACAATAGAAGCGTATGATGGTAATATAAGCATAAGGGCGGAAGAAATGAAGAAGATGTCAGCAGAGCAAGTGCAATCAGCACTGGTTTTTTTTTATCATTTCGCAACGCTATTATTACTGACTTTGGAATCATCTTTGACTCAGGTGCTAAAGGAAATGAAGATGCAATTGCCTCAGAATCTTTTGCAGAAAAGTGGAGTTGGTTTGGAGTAATGTATAGATTAACAAATGCAGATATTTCAAAGCTAGAACAAATAACTAAGCTAAACTTATTAGAGGCATTGACTTGGTTAAGTTATGAAACAGATTTAGAATCACAAAATAAAGTAAAACATGGCAGTAAGCAATAAGACTTATAACAATGTAGTAGACACCCTTTGTAGACTTGGGGAATATCATGAGCAGATTTCAACTGTATCAGTTGGAGACATATTTGACATAAATCTTGAAAAGATGGAGAAAATGCCACTACTGCACATTAATCCAACATCTGTATCAACAGGGGACAGTGAATTGGTCTACAACTTTCAGCTTTTTATTGCTGACTTAGTTTCTGAAAAAGACAACTGGCAAACACATCAAGCTAAACAATTAACTAAACTATTAGACCCTAAGAACAATGAGCAGCAAGTATGGAATCAGACTTTAGAAATATGTACTGATTTTATAGGTATGTTAAGGCATAGTTCAAGACAATCACAAGCTGGAGTAAATGATATTAATGCTCCTTTATACTTTACACAAGACCAATTTACAATAGAGCCATTCCAAGAAAGGTTTGACAATCTTTTATGTGGTTGGACTTTTACAATAGGCGTTAGAGTAATGAATGACTTTGACACTTGCGAGATACCAGTAACAGATGCAGGTGCAGGATATTAATGTTTAAATTTAAGATATGGAAAATAACAATACAACTAATACCGCCAAAAGTAACAATACATCTTTAAGCTATGAAGATG